AATTCGTTATCGTTTTCACCGTCAGGAGAAGCATCCTGTACAATTGTACTGGTTTCTTCTTGAGGCTGTTCGACAGAATCAGAAGAAGAGTTTTGCGGCTCATCGTTAAATTCGACAGCAACAAGTTCTTCTTGAGGTTCAGTTTCAGTTTGCAATTCTGCGTTCATTTCCATGTCTCCCACTATACATACGAAATATCGGCTGGGTCAAGAATAGTAGCGATAATATTGTCATCATTGATCAATCTTACCTCTAATCCATCGACTTTAAATCTGTTTCCAGCGTATCTTCCCATTAATACCCATGACTTCTCACTGCACCATGGGCCTGATGGGAATTTATTAGCGTCCAAATAAGCGTCTGGACCGACTTTTACGACATAAGCCGCAACTGTTGCAAAGCTTTCACGCTCTCTAACAGAGTCAGGGATAATAATCCCGCCAGCACTTTTTTGTTTCATGTAATATGGGATCACAAGCAGACGATACCCCACAGGCTGTGGCAGTCTATCAATAGCACTTAGCTCCATCTTAGATGGATCTTCTGTGTTTTTCTGATTGGGATCTTCGGGGCTTGCCTCAAACCCTTTGGAGATAGCGGCTGGGACCGGACTGGACTCAACCTCTTTAGGCTTTGACATCCTCTCTGGGACGAATAGTTTTTTAGCCATCTTCTAATTCCACACCTTTCATCGCGGCCCTAATAAGATCTTCTGAGTAGGTCAGTCCGCGTATTTGACCTACGATAAATCGGTAATCCTGTATGGATTCCGCTGCACCATCCGCTAACCTTTGGGTGTAACCCTCTTTTTGTTTGCGTATGTCTTTAAGTAAATACTCTGCTAATTGTAATGCGTCCATTACTTCTTTCCAAAAAACTTGGTCGCTGATCTGACGGCGAAGCTTGCACTTACGATTACTCCCAGCGTGTACTGATAGTAATCTGGCATGGCCTCTAAAGCGGCAAAGCCTTCTGAAACAATGTTCCTACCCCAATCACCACAGAAGGCTAATATAAGCGGGATACTGAACAAAATTGTAAGCCATTCGTCTTTCCACGAATTTTGACTGCCCTTCGCCATCAACCGCTCCCAATCTGCGGTTGAAGTTGCAGCAGAAACCATAACTTGCGCTTCAGCTTCTGCCTTTGCTTTTGCAACAGCGGACTTGCCCCGCTGCTCTTCTGTCTTTGAATCCATCCATGACCCAACGAGTCCTGAGATCGGTCCTATTAGAGCTTGTATCATTTTCTACTCATCCAAGCTGTTGTACCCATGTAAGCTCCAACTATGCCAGCCCCACTGATGTAGAATAAGTTGCTTATGTCAGACAAAGCCTCAATCTTTTCAACAGGCATAGCGAACATCGCCACAGTAAATACACCCATACCAACTAATGTGTACCTAGCCATTCTAAGTTGAGCCAAGCTTTTACGCAAATCACGCTCTGTTTCGCGTATTTCTTTTGCGTGTTCAAGCTCTTCGTCAGTGATCTCACCATCACCGTCTAAGTCATACTTAGCGTATGCTGTGCCTTTTTGAAACTTCTTAGCCATCAACTAACCCTGAACTTACCCATCTTTCTGACGCTTCCTTGACCGCGACAAACGCCACCCTTGGAAAACTTTTTCGGAGCAACGGTTTTTTTAGCCGCTTCCATCTCAAGATGTCTATCATATTGCTTGTCAGTAAGATTGGTGATGTCACCAGACATAACAATAATTCTAATCTCTCTATCAGTTCGACCATCAGTGCGGCGTGTATTATCACTCATCATCTAACTCCAAGAAACCTTTGCGGCCTAGCTATACGAGAGAAACGAGATACCGTTCCGCCACTAGCTTTTCTTACTGGCTTTTTTCGCTGAAGCTTTCTTTTTGGCTGGGGCTTTTTTCGCTGGGGCTTTTTTGACTGCGACAGGGCTATCGCCACTGCTTGCCTCTGCGGGTATCCCTCCGACCTCAACTTGCTGATGTTGCTGCTGATTGTCTTTTGGCTCTTCCCCTTTTTCAATGGCATTTCTACGCTCCACCTTTTTGGACTTTTCAACTTCAGCTACTGCACGACTGATTGAGCTTGATGACATTACTGCCTCCTGTTTTGTATATTAGCAGCGGCTATGTCACGCTGCGTCTTAATGCGCTCCTCTGCAACACGAACCTTCTCTTGATTCGCTTCATCTTGCAGATCAAGCCTCTGTTGATCAATCAGAACATCATTACGCTCTTTTTCCTGATCAAAAGCCTGTCTTTCCTCAAACTGTCTAGCACGTTCTTGGATCTCTGCCCCTCGTAAAGCAAGCTCCTGCTGTCTGATTGCTACCAACGGATCAGTGTTATCAGCAGGAGCAACTGCTTGAGCGTACTGTTCTGTCAGTTCGCCAATCAGTTCTGCGGCTCTGTTAGCCACCTGTACTTGCATTTGCTGCATCATCATAGGATCTTGCTGCATCATCATTTGTTGCTGCGGATCTATGGTTTGCATAATTTCCTGTTGCGCCATGTTTTCAGCCATCATGCCAATATGCTCCTGAATATGACCCTGAAGTGTCATAATCACATTAGCATTAGCTTGAGCAGCAGGAGTAGCCATCATAGCAACATGGGCCTCAATGTGCGCTTGATGATTTTGCTCTGGAAACGCTTGCAACCTCTGATTACGCAACGCCTCTTGATTTTCTCTTGCTGGGTTCATGGGCTGTGGCTGCGGTGGTCTTGGCAAGATCTGATCAATGTTTGTAACACCAAGAGCCTCGTACATCTGACGATACGCCTGATACATGCCCTGCGGCCCACCATGAATTTCTGGATTAGACTGTACAAGCTGCAATTGCGTCTGAGCCAAAGCAATACGCTGTGACATTGAAAATATGTTTGGATCAGAAACAGGCAGAACATCAACTCTTTGATCAAAGTCCTGCGCCTTGATTTCTTGTGGCGCACCCGGAACTGCATAAGGATATACAGGCGGCATAAACCTAGCGAACACGTTAGCAAGAAGCTTAAACTCTTGCTTCTGCGAATAATGAAGGCGCTTATGAATCGCGCTCATCACCTTTGTTCCACGCTCCATAATCGCCATGGTCGTGCCAACAGGTGTTTCCCCACCCATCTCACTAATCTTCATGTCAGCCATGGACGCAAAACGCCGCCCAGAGTCAACAAGAGTGCCAAGCAAGTTATACAGCGTCCCTGACGGCTCCTTGAATGGTAGTGTCATGATTGATTGACGAATGTCCATGCCAGCAGCGTCAATGTCCCTGAACTCACCGGGCGACAGTGGCTCATCCTCATCCCTAATACGCGCCCCACGGGCCTTGAAGCCAGCCGGAAGGTTGGAAAGGGTACCAGCGTCTATCAACTGGCGCAGGATGCTTGTAGAGGCTTGTGAGAGGCCACCAATCATGTGTGTAAGGCCGAAGCCATAGAAGCCAAGTCCGGGCAGGAACTTGTAATGTACAAAATACTGCTGTCGTTTCATGAGCATGTCTGTCGGGTCATAATTTCTACGAATAGACAGAACATCTCCTGATGACTCCAGAATTGTGACGATATAAGGCAGTTTTAGTCCACTTGGCTCTCCATCCGGCCCCATATCCTCAAAACCCTCAAGATCCAGTGAGGTATGAACCTCATAGATCGTCATTTCTTCGGATACACCGGATAATTGTACGCCTTGTGCTTCGTCAATTGCTTCTTGGACTTCGGAATACTGCGTATCGCCCCCTCCTCCGGGCAAATCGACATCACGATAGAAACCACCAAGCTGCATCTTGCGGATTTCATTGCTATCCATGCGGATAATGTGCGTGATGCGAGGCGATGTAAGCAAATCAGTCGCGCCATACGGAACTAACAAGTCTTCCGCATGCACAAACTTACTTACAGGCCTTTGCAGCAGTGGATCGTTGTAAACCTTTTTAAAGGTAGACCCAACGATAGGGAGATAGAAGAGCATTTGGTCTGTTTCGGGATCATACTCTTCCATCTCGTAGGTGAGCATGTAATTCATGTAATGTTTTACACGCTCTGCCTGTGCAGAGACTTCAGGTGTTTCGGCACCCACAACCTGAGTCCTGACAGGGCCACCTGACGGCAGCATTTCTCTGTACGCTTGAGCCTGAAACTGCGTTACAGACTCTGAAAGCAACGGATGAACCACGCCTGTAGCGCCCTCAAATGGCTGTGTGCGATCATCATACTCCATGCCCAGCAAATCAATGCCACGCTTGTATGTATCTTCCCAGTCTTTGCGTGAGGACATGTCCTCTTCAATGTCGCCAACGAGATCTGACGATATACGCATTAACTCATTATCTTCAATAAACTCAGCAAGGTTAGCTTCAAAAGGAATGTCGATAGGAGCAACTTCTTGTGTAATCTCGCCAACAATTACAGATCCATCATCCATTTCCATAACGCCGGGATCTTCAGGCATGGTGATGAAATCTACTTCTGCTTCTTCTTGAGCGGGAGAGGCTTTATTCAGTCCTCCAGCACCTATTCCTTTTTCAACAGCCATGGCTAATCCTTCCCGCCTTCAATAACGACTAATGTTGGCTTTTCAGGGACGGTTCTATCTGGAAGCCCCATGCCGCTAATCTCATTCTGCATTCTTGTAGCCTCTTCAAGAGGCACGGTCTTAATAGGTTCTTGAGGCTGTCTTGCAAGTCTAGCTTGAGTTTCCAAGCTTCTCCTTGAAGCAGCGCCCTCTTTCTTTCTGTTTACCGCACTAGATGATCTGAAGTTATAATCAGCGTCAAGACGCTTGAGCATAGGCCCAGCAACATCACTTAATCCAGACTCAAACAAAGATTCCGCAATAGAGTCGCTCTTTGACATACCACGATCTCTGTTAGTGAAATAAGAATCAGTCAAAATATCTAGCATATCTTGATCTGTAATCTCATCGTCCATGCGACCAGTGTTTCTAGCGTACATAACAGTCATATCATCCGCCGCATCGGCAAATGCGTCTGTAATCGCGGCTTCTTCCAAGTCTTCATCCAAAGCACGTTTGCCAGCAGGAGACTTCATCTTCTTTTTTTGCGCCTCAAGCACAAGCGTCTTATTTGACTTGCCTCTAGGACGTATCGGTGCAAGCGCAGTGGCTGGACCGCTAACCATGCCAGCTTGGTAGATATCTCGACCAAACCTTTCTGCCATTGCATCATCTTCTCCTAACGCTTTCATAATGCCTGTGCCAGCTTTCGCCGCGCCGCGCAGAACAGTCTCTCCAGCACGGCCCATCATATCAATAGCATCAACAGGTGCGCCAACAATGGCGCGATTTACAGCACCAAGAGTCTCACTTCCAAGAGGATCTGTAAATACATTGGTCTTGTCAGCCAATTCCTTGAACATCTCTTGAGATGCCGGAGGAGCGTTAAATGCGCTCAAAATGCCATCATCTGCCATTTTAAACTCCTAGTGAGGCTGACCCCAGCGCGGATGGTGTGGGAACTCCGCAAAGCGCCGCAGAAGGGCAAGAAGCAACGCTTTTTAGCCAAAGGCCAGCCTCTTGTCCCTTATACAGCATCTTCTTCCTATCTGACACCACGAAACTGTGTGCCTCGCATAGCTGACTTGCCGCCACGGCAAACTCCACCGCCATCCTTCATACGAATTGGCTTCATTGGATCGCCGCCAGCTTCGTTCTTGTTGCCGGGTGAACGCTTCAAACGGCGTCCCTTGGCGTTCTTTGAGTCCTTTGGCAAAGGCTTTGGAGGAGTAACTTCACCGCCATCCTTCATGAAGCCCATCTTGTTTCTGACTTCAGTAGGAAGCTGAGACAAGCCTTTGCCTTTTTTGCCTGCGGGAACTTCTTTTAAATCAGCCATCACTTCACTCCTTTAAACATGCCACCACGGCCTGATAAAACTGCGCCACCATGCTTGTATCTCTTACCCCTTAGTGGCGTACCGGGGGCCGTTCCTAAACCCAAATCAAATTCATACTCAAGTATGTCAATAATCTTGTCTTCATCATGACCAAGCCGCTCAAGCTGACGCTTGCGTAACTCACGAGCTTTAGCTGTAAGCTTCTTGCTGGACATCAGTAATACTCCCTGCTGCGCCTGTAATTAGAATAATCCTCGTCCTCGTAATCATTACGAGTCCCAATAAAGCCGCCTTGTCTAAAACGTAGTATAGCCTGTGTCATGCTATCAGCCAAGTCGTCATGTTCACCGTTAGGAAACGAGGCACATTCCTCAACAACCTCATCTGCCCATCTGGTTTCTGGACACCAAACCATGCCACTCTCAAATACAGGCGCACAAGCATTCATACGAGAAAACTTATCAGCACCCCTGCCCGGAGTAAAACCACTCACAGGTATGCCAGCCTTACGCAAATCCTGAGTCAAAGGCGTACCAGACGCCTTCTGCTCAATCAAAACCATGTCAGGTTCATATTCTTGATACAAGCGCATCGCTTGGTCTTTAAGCTCTGGAAACTCCCATCGACCCTTTTCAGCGTCCAACAATATGATCGCTGCCTCATCACCCTCGTCAGGATAAAACACACCCCAAGTAGTAATAGCCGAATAGTCGGCCCTTTCTGACTTAGTGAACGCCGTATCATACGACTGGATGATGTAGTCGCACGGAGGAGGAGCATCACGTTCCCAAACATTCCACCACTCCCTCTTGATAATCGCGCCCTCTTCCGCCGTAGGGTTCTGAAGATACTGCGCGTTCCACTTGGCAACAGGAATAGACGCCCTAACGCCTTCTAGCTCGTCCCTGCTCCAAAATTCGGGCCACAACACGTTGTCGGTATCGGGGAATATCGCCGGAAACTCCACGACCTCCCACTGGTCCGCCCCTCCCTCTGCTTGCTTCTGCAAAACCTTCGCCGTCAAATCGCGGATGCTCCACCGTGTCATCACAATGA